TTAGGCATAACATCTAAATACTTTTTTGCTGATAGCCAGAATGCGGGCTGTTTAGCAAATTCTTTGTCCTTAACCGAATCATAATAAGAATTATACATATCTGCTAATTTTTCGGGCTGGTCTCGCCACTCTTGCTCAATCTTCTTAAAGTTTCTCTCTGCTGTACCTTTACTAACTTTATTTGTAACCCTATCCCAGAATTTATTAAAAATAGGAGAGTATTTATTAGTAGATGTATTGGTAGAGGTAGAGGTAGGGGTAGGGGGGTTATCGCTAGGTTTTTTTGGTCTGCCGCCTAACTTACCATTTAATTTACTCGCATCTATTCTTTTACGAATATATAAATATTCCTGTAGTTGTCTTTCGTTCTGCCAGTGTTTACTTTCAACTAATGTAAAATTTTCTGCTAATACTTTAACGCAAGTTTTTTGTTCTTGATCTTCAAAGGCAACAGCAATTCTAAAAATTAAACTTTTGTCATCTGGTATGCCTTTACATCTTTTATTCCAGTTCCAACAAAGCAATCTAATATAGATGCCTATTTCTTGGTTGGTCATGTGCTGAGTTCCAGCAATAAAATCTTCGGTAAATAAATACCACGCTTTTAGTTTTTCTTTAGGTTTTGAATTTTCGTCAATAAACATTGTTTCTCCCATTTCGTAACAATTTGAACTTTATATGTTTAGTTTTTTTTATTTATATTTTCAACAAAAACCTAAAATTATTTTTTGGTAAATTATTTTTTATAAGGGGGCGGGGAAAAAAAGCATAAGAGCAAACCCACCCCCGAATCGGTAATTAAAAATGGGTCAATTACCTAGTTCAAAAAGCTACAATGCCTAGCTAAAAAAAGAACTATTTTAATTTTTATTTAAAAATCGTTGGGAATCAAGGGTTTTTTTATGTAAAATAACTATTGTAAAAACCTAAAAAATTTCGTAGGTTTAAAAATAATTAATAATAATAATGACTACAATGCAAAATATTCCATCGAGTTATCATATCTCTAAAGGTGCAGATAACATTTATTATATTTTGAATGATGGAGAAACTTACATTTGTAAACTTTCAAAAGATTTATCTAAAGCCCAAAAAATTGCTACTGATAAAATAAATAAATTTGACCCTGAGTTTTTTGAAGATGGTCATAAATTGGTTGTAAGTATTTGGAATAGAAATTCTTGGTCGCAAGAGCAAAAACCTAAATGGCTACCTATACAAGATAGTCACATTAAAGATTATTTCAGTCATATTTATAAATTAGATTATGAAAAAAAATTAAAATCTGTTTCTCATAGAGAATATGTAGGTAATGTTGGGGATACTGTTGAATTAGAATTAGAAATGTTAGATTCTTTTTCTTTTGCAACTGAATGGGGTGGGAGTTGGTGTTTTAAATTTAAAGATTCTAAAGATAATAGATTTATTTATTTTGGTACATCTTCACAATTAAATAACTTTAAAGAAAATGGAGACAAATTTGTTATCAATTTTCAAATTAAAAAACAATTTATTGATGAAAAATACGATGTTGCACCTTACAAACTTAATCAAATAGAAAAACCAAAAAGCACTGTTCCTGTTTGCAAAGAGGAAATTGTGCAACTTGATTTAGCTAAAGAAGATATATCTGTTATTGGTTTTGAATATTACACAAAGAAAAATATTAAGTTTTATTTTACTACTTGGAAAGATGAGAAAGTACCTTTTTATCCTAAAGGTATTGAATCACTAAAAGATGCAAAAAAATTCTTATACAACTTTAATGATTTAGTTGTTTTAAGGGTACTGACTAAAGAAATCCTTTTGATGGAAAATATAACTAATTACATTAATGGATTATTTAGTGATTAATAATAATAATAATAAGGAGACTACAATGCAAAAAGTAAATAAAATAAAATACGATGAAATCAGAGGACAAGAAAAAAATATAATTCAAATAAGTTCCTCTAAAAATCATAGTTATAATTTTCTTGAAACTGAAATTAAATATTTCACACAAGAAAACGGAACTAAGGTCTATCAATTTTTTTTAGATGGAGAAATAGTTAAAGAAACAACTATTAATCCTATTAGAGATAGAATTGATATGAGATCGAAAATACACCCAAGAGATTTTATGCAAAAAGATATGTTATTTGAATTTAATATCGGTAGCACATCTGCAATAAATGAACACAACAAAAGAGAAAGAAAATAACAATCAGGGGGGTGTAAAAGCCCCCCATAATAATAAGGAGAATACAATGCCTAAATCAAAATGGTCAAAAAAAACTTTATCTAAAGTAAGAAAACTTGCAGAAAAACATTCTGTAAATGTAAAAAACTTTAGTGATGATGATTTAAAAGAATTTTTAAATTTATTTGTCAAAGCTACAGATAAAGTAAATAAGGAGAGAAACAATGCCTAAACTAAACAGACTCTTTAAGAAGATACAAAAGTTTGATGTTATTGAAAATGATAAGGTCAAACATCTTTTTAAAATTACTCATCTTGATAACTCTCATGCTATTTATGACAACGATGGCAACAGGGTTTTTATAAAAATAGATAATGTAATTAAATTAATGGAAAAAAAATGAAAAAAGCTAAAAAATCTAAAAATTTATTTCCCTATGGCTATGAACGTAGGCAAGTAATTGGATATTCTACAGATGGAAAAAAGACTCCCCTGTATAGTATCAAAAGAATTTTACCCAAAGATAAAGCTACTAATAAGTCTTTTTTTAGGGTATCAATAGTTTTGCTTTTGCTGATACTTGGTGCTGTGTTCCTTGCTGGTTGTAGCACCAAACCTCTAGTTGATAGCAGAGGCAAAAGTTCTGCCAATATTGAGGGGACGGCAGAACGATTCCACGATGACTATTATACTTGTAAATCTTTAGTTGAAGACAATACCAATGGTATTTATGATAAAACTAAAGTAGTTTATAATAGTCTTCGTTGGAGATTTTTATGGCTATCGCCTCAGTTAAACACAAGACAACACTTAATCAACAATTGTCTTGAGGGTCGTGGCTATAACGTAATTAACAAATAATAATAAGGAGAAACTACAATGTCTAATATAGTTGATAAAGTCTTTGATAATACCGAAGATGGTAAACCAAACTACGCAATACAATTACTCGATGGTAGTAGATTATATTGTCGGGAACTACTAAACCCAGTTCCAAAGTCAGGCGATGCGATTGATTTTACAGTAATCAACGTAAAAACGTCTAGCAAAGGTAATCCATATACTAACGTAAAAAATGTAAAGATTGCTGATAACCACACGCTTGATGATGATTTGCCTACTGATAGTTATGTACCAGAGCAACCATCAAGACCGATGCCTGTATCTAATGGTATGAATAAAAACGATACTCAGAGAATGGATATTTTCGTGACTGGTGTTGTTGGTAGATCAATGGGTAGTGGTCACTTTAGTGTTTCAGATATAAGCGATTTGACAAAGAATGCAGTAAAGGCATTTAATGACAACCTCAAAAATATCTAAAAATTATCGAAAAATATTTTACGACTATTGGGGGTTATCTATTGTGGATACCCCCCAGTGTTGGGGTTGCTATCAAAGGCCCGCAGTTGAAATACATCATCTAACCCCCAAAGGTATGGGTGGTAGCAAAAAAAATTCTTACAATGTGCCTAACAATTTATTCCCAGTGTGCCGTCCTTGTCATACGTTGGCCCATAGTAACAAAAGAGTTAATGAAGAATTTAAAACAGAACTAAAACAAAAAATAGAAAATAAGGAGTTTGAAAATACACATTATGAAATCTGATATTTATTCACTAGATTTTAATCCAAATATTTTATCATCAAAACAAGAGGAACTAGGTTTAAAGTTTGCTGATGATGATACAGCCGCAGAACTAGCGAAAAAAGAAGAGAAAATGCTTGTTGCAGAATTAACACTGGAACATAGTAAAAATAGCAGTTATAAGAATACAACAGAATTAAATGGACTCATTTATTCTGATAACAAATTTAAGCAGTGGTTTGACAGATATAAAACTACTCTTAAAGAAAGGAATCGTTCTAAAATCAAGTACGAGACCTTTAAGGCCTTTCGTGATGACCTCAGAACTAAGGTTGTAAACGAAAGGGAACTGGCAAAAAACTTATAGAAAGGAGTCAAAATGCCAAAACTAACACAAAACCAACAAATACTTGAATACTTAAAATCAGGTAAAACAATAACCCCACTTATAGCTTTAGAGAAATTTGGCTGTTTTAGATTAAGTGCAAGAATATTTAATTTAAGAGAAGAGGGTAACGCAATCATAACTAAAAACATTACTCGTAAAGGAAAGACTTTTGCTGAGTATAGTCTTATTCAATGATTATGTCTGATAAACTTTTACTAGGTTTGTCTGACCAACAAATAGACGAGATGGAAAATAGTATTGATATCACTAAAATGCAGTCTTTTGATAAGCATTTAGAAGATATTGAGATTATGCAATTGGCCAAAAATTCTTTAAAAATGTACATAAAGAGATTTGGTAAGAACAGCGATATCTACGATAAAGCAAACGAAATTGTTATTAGTCTTGATAGTGATATCAACGAAACTCAAAACCACATGGATATGTTATGATAGAAAATTTCAAAAAATTTGATGAGGGCGATAAAAGTTTGTTGCCCTTATCTTTTAGTCACATCAACGAGTTTGCATTCCAAAGAGATCGTTGGGCCTTAAAGCGTATATTTGGCTATGAGTTCCCATCATCTGCGGCGGCAGAACGGGGCAAGGCTGTAGAGTCTGGCCTTAATATGTGGCTGAATGGTTTAGATAAACAAGAGGCAATAGACAAAATGTTTGATGAGTACCACGCAAACTGTAAATTGTTTGATGACCCTAAGACTACCGATGAAGAATATAATCTTATTCCTTTATTTGAAAAAGGTATTGGGGCATTCAAAGAGTTTGGGTTCAAATGGAATCTTATCGGCTATCAAAAGAAAGTTGAGTTAGAGATTAGTGGAATTCCTATAATCGGTTACACAGACTTTCATTTTGAAGATAAGCAAACAAAAGAGGATTTTTACATTGATCTTAAAACGACCAAACGTAAACCTAGTGGCTTATCTATGTCTCATGCTATGCAACAATCTATTTATCATAGAGGGACAAATGCACAGCAGAAACTTTGGTATCTAATATCTAAAAAAACTGGTGCTGATTTTGAGGCTATGAACCTTAGCGATTATGATACGCCCATGAAAGTATGTGAGCATATTATTTCTGTTATGGGTAAGTATCTTGAATCAGTAAATTCTAAAGAAGATATCAAAAATAGCATTATTCCTAATCCTGATGACTGGATTTGGCGTGATACAGCCGTCCTAGAGGCTAGGAAAGAGGTTTGGGGTTACTAAGTACCTCTGACCTTTAAAAGTCGCTGAGAGGCCCTTAATTTTCGATTCTGAGGTGCTTTAAGAGTGATCTTAACTCTTCTTTTTCGATTTATGGGCCTTTTATCAATTAATTCAGAAATTGTTGCTGTTGTAGTAAATCCACTCATTTACCAACCAATCTCATAGCACGATTGTGGGCTTGAGCAAAGGTTGCACCCTTTTTCATAGCATTAGCCATAGACCTCATGTGTTTCAAAGAATGATGTCTTGCGTGTCTGTTCATTGTTTTACGCTGTCTTGGCTTTAAGTCTTTTGTAAACTTTGAAATAGATGCAACCTTAACCATTATCTTCTTTTTTTTCTTTTTTTACTCATCTTAGACATTTTAGACTTTTTGCCTTTTTTCATGCCTTTAGAGTGAGAACCTTTGCCGTAGTGATAAGGCATACTATCTCCCTTTTTTCTGTTTTTTTAAAATTGCCATCTGCAAGGCTTTAGGCAACTTTTTCTGTTTTGTGGTCAGTCCAACTGTTTTCTTTTTCTTCTTAGCCATAATCTAGTGAAGAATATAGTTGTGAGCCGCTACAACCACTGCAACAGCGATTAATATTTGCACCCAAGATTTCATTTCTGTAAATGCGTGCCACCATTTAGTAACTTGTTGTTCAATTTTCTTTTTGACCATAAATTACTCCTTTCCTTTGTCGGTGTTTATTTTCTTTAATTTCTCGAAACTTCTTATTCCTGACATTCCAAGTAAAGCCATCACGAGGGGCATTAAAGTTCCCATATCCATCTGTGGTATATTTGTCACTTCGTATTGAAACAACCCACAGATAAATAATATAAATTTAGATAATACATATTCCCAAAATATTGCTAAAGCACATGACATACCGATAAGCGGTCTCCATGCTCTTTGTAAAAATCCACTAATACCTCCAGCTTGACTATTTGCATCAGCCAAATTGATAGACATTTGTTTTTCTTTAAGTTTTGCCTCTATCTCTGCAAATCTGTTTTTTAATTGTAATTTTTCCTCATCACTTGTGTGTAAGTCATCAATTACGCCAGCAACAGCCTTTATAGTGCCACCACTCAATAATTTTCCTAAAACCATTATTATCTCCTAGACATCGGCAGTTATAGATTTTTGCATTTTAGCAATTATCCGATTTGCTCTATTAGTGGTCTGATTATACCAACGAGAATCTTTCATTTCTACCATCGCACCCGCATAATCTTTGTTTTTTAAACATTCTTTAAATTTAACAAATTTTTGTAATCTTGGTAGGCCCAATTGAAATACCATGTGAGCAACACATTCTTTAGAATTATCATCTATTTGCATATCTTCAGTGAATGTTTCCATATCTTTCAATGCAATATTAAAATCTTTCATAAATAATTCTATGGCCCTATCTTGTGTAATTGGTTTCATTAATTCTTCTTTTTCTTCATCACGAATTAAATGGCCAGCACCAATTGTCCAATATCCAAGATGATCTTGATAAGGTTTTAAAATTAATCCACCCTCTTCTTTGATTATATCTTCTCTTAAATTTGCTAAATCCATTATTCCACCATTCTAAGCACCCATGCAATAAATTGAGTAGCAACCATAAAACCAACAGTCCACAATACATAATTTAGACGTTGTATTGATTTCTGTAAGTGCCAAATATGATTCGTTTCCAAAACATCAATCTTATTGTAAATATGCACAATATGCTCTTTTGTTGTTTTCGGTACTATTTTTGTCATGCTGTTTTATACCTTATGTGCCAGTTGCTTTCAATCCCTGACATTTAAATTTAATTACTAGCTTTTTCTCCTCTATATATTCTTTTTCTAATTCTTCTATTTCTTCTAAATTTATAAATTTATTGTAAGAATATTTATATCCAGCAACCACACAATCATAATGATTATCGAATTGAAACCCAGTTATAGAGTTTGACGGACATTGACCAGTTGCAACACTGCAAATATAAGTTATTAGTATCCATTTCATCGATTCATTTGACTTAGTGGGTTTTCTAATGCTTTCTTTATTTGCATATTTGTTTTTTCCTCTAAGTCTTTCATTTGTTGCTCTATGTCATTTATGGCCTCTTTTAAATCTTTTGCATTTTCTCTACTATCTTCTTTTACTCTAGTCTCTACATCTTCAACGATAGTTTCAATTCTACGAACATCTGCTTTTAAGTCATTTTTGAGTTCTTTTGCAACGTCAGCTACCAATGTAACTTCTTCTAATATCATGGCCATTTCTGATTTTATCATTTCTACTTCTTGATTGATAAGTTCTAGTCTTTTATCAAAGCCCGACAGATCGGGTGCTACAAAAGTATTGATCTTTGACTCCATATCGAGATACCGCTGGTATGCCTCAAACCCACCCCATAATACACCAACAAAACTTGTTAGAATTGTAATTATGAGAAAAACCCTACCGCCCTTAAATTTAATACCGCCTATATCTATTTCTGTTTGTTGTTTAGCCATTAACGCCCTTGCCCGTTGTACGCTTTAAATGATCGTCTTTTGTGTTTATTCATTTTTGTTTTGCTTGGTCTCCGCCCAATACTCGTTTTATGGTTCACTGGTATATGAGCCTCAAAATTTTTAAATTTTTTTGCCATTACTTGTACTGACTTTCTATAATTTCATTCATTATGCCATCACTACCAATAAATAAAAAATACCCAGCTAAATCATTATCAGAAATAACCGCATCTGGCAAAGTGTAGTCTGTAAAAAATTCTGCTCTGTCATTTAACTGTTGTTGGCTGTCAAAAAATGTTTTAGTGTTTCCTAACACTTGCATAACAACAAGAGTTTTTATTTGACTAGACTCATCATATCTTTTTTTATCATTAATTTTTTTCAAAACTTTTTTTGCGGCTTTTTCCTTAGATGAAGATTTTTTCTGAACTACTTTGGTTTTTGCGTCTTTTTCTGTCTTTTTTTGTTGCTGTTCTTGCTTTTGTTCTGACTTTTGTTCAGATTCTGTGGATTTCGATTCGTTGGTTTCCTCGTTTGATTTTTCGTTTGTTTCTTCGATTGATTCCTCTTTCGGTTCTTCGTTGGTTTCTGAGACATCGTTTTCGGATTGGTTATTTTCTGTTTGGTCTGGGTCTTGTGTTGATTCTGTGGTTGTTTCTGTATTCTCTTCTCCACCCACATTTGTATCAACCTCTATTTCAGTTTCTAAGTCCATTTCTAGTTCCATTTCTATTTCCGCCTCTACCTCAATAACATTTACCTCAACCTCAGTTTCAGGCATATTAATACTAGCAACTTGAATTTCTTGAATTTCTATTTCTGCAATTTCTATTTCAACAGACTCGTAAGTAATATCTTCAGTTTCAATAGGTTCAAAATCTAAACCAACATCTGTTTCAACGGGTGCATTTACCTCAAATATATCCTCAACAACATCAAGTACCTCTTCGGGTGCATCAGTGTTCAAAGCAACAAACATTTCAACACTTGTAATAGTTTGTTCAACAATAGTATTCACAACATTATACAAAACATTGACTTGAACATCATCAAACATTGGGCCAACGGCCATGTTTATATCTCTGCCACCAACCTCAATAATTATTGATGTAAGACTACCAGAAAAATTAAACCCGCCTGAATATTGGCCATACTGACTATTTGTTCCGCTAGCACTTAGAATATCAGTGCCACTAAATACATTTGTTGTTCCGTTTTTTCCTGTAATGTGCATATAGATGGAATCTTGTGCATCTGGCTTATAAACTTTGATTTCGTAATTAGTTCTACCCCCATGAGTAAAATTTAAATCTGATATATCAACTGTATTGATAAAGGTAGTCCCCATGTTTGGCACTCCCATAATGCTAGTAGAATTACCCCCACCAGTTATCATAGCACATTTATCAGTGCCTAATTGTCCGCAAGTAGAGCCAGATGGCATAGTTGCTGAACCTTGACCCCCCCAATCAATATCCATATCTCCTTCATATCTTGATGATGTCACATAATTATTATCTCCGTCTAAAATATCGTCTGAGTCTTCATTTGTGACTGTGGTTGTCGTTGTTGTTGTAGTGGTTTCAGTTGTTGTTAAAATACCACCATCTTGAAACTCAATAGTCTCAATGCTTGATTCTTCTATGATCTGCTCAATAGTAGGTGTGCAAAGACCGACTGTATCAGTATCGCAATCTACAGCTTTGCTATAAGAGGGGTACAAGCATAAAAGTAGCCAAAGTAAAAAACACTTTCCAACCATTCGGTTTGCCATCTTTTTCTCTTTCTTCTTTGATTTTAAGTTTTTCTGCCTCTTCCATATCAGCAAAAATTAAACTACCTTTTGGAATTTTGTCTTTGTTTTCTTCCCAACCTTTTTTTGCGTCCTCTCCAATACTAGCATTGTAGGGGCAGTAAGTTCCCGCATTCCACATCGCATCAAATACTCTTGCATCAGCACACAATGTAGAGATAGCGGCTACTTTCATACCCATAGCATAGAGAGATCGAGAGAGTTTTATACGTTCACAGTTTTCGTCTGTTACTGTAATTCCTGATGCAATTCCTAAAATCTGTGTCTGAACACCAGCTGATGCCGCTGTTTTACAAACGTCTGAATTATTAACGACAACACTTGGTGCGTTAGCTGTTGGTGGTGTATTGTTAGTGACGACTGTTGATGAAACTGTATTTGTATCTGCCCCAAGAGCAGAACTCATTAAACCATTAAGAAACCAAATTAAAATTCCAGCAAGGATTGTTCCTATTAATAAACCTCTAATCATATTTTTATAAATATAAGATAAATACTTAAATGTCCAATTTTAGAAAATTTTACCTTGTTGCCATTTCCACAAATAAGGCGAATTCAATATACAATCATATACATAATAATCTAATTCTAAATATTTAATAATTTCGTTTTTATCTAAATCAATTTTTACATTTGATTTATCTATGTTTTGATATTCAGTTTTTCCAAAGTGCATTTTTAAAAATGTATGTAAATCTTTTAATTCTACATAATAATTTATGTGTGTATTTATTAGATAAGGAATTTGTGATGCTGTGTGATTTACATTACCTTTGACTCTTGAAAAATTGTTAATTTTTGAATTAAATAATGATTTAATTTCTATATCCTCAATATTTAATTGATGCCTTTGCAAATCATATTTAAGGCCAGCAATAAATCTTTCGTATGGTTCTCTTATTACTGTCCATCTAACCTTATTTAAGTTAATTTTGTCTGTAATTACGGGATTTAATGACTCTATACATTTAATAATACTATGTGATGCGTTTTTATGTATTAATAAGTATTGAAATTGCTCAGTTTCGTAAAATTCAATGTTTTGACAATTCATAAAATGAATATATAAATTTGAGACTAATATAAATGATTAAGTTCATAAATAGAAATAATAAATTATCTGAAACAAAAAACAGTCTAAATATTACCTATCCAAGAACTGTAAATATAATTTTTGGACATTATCCATACCCAAATCTAGTCCATAATATGATTTTAGAGATAAAAAACAATATAGACCCAGAAATGGATAACTACACTGCCATAAAAGGTAGAATGACCAATTGGAAACATTTTATAGGAAATGATTTATTTGAAGATTTTTTTAGATTTTTAATAAACAAACATCAAACTACACACCCAGAAATTTTTGCTTTTTTCTTAGAAAGATCAATAGTTATAGATGCTTGGGGAAATGAAATAAAAAAGGGCGATACTATAGATATTCACGACCATAGGCAGTACCATGCAATTTTATATCTTACTGATGGTTCGGATTTAATTTTACCAGAATTAAATATCTCAATAACTCCGAAGGCTGGGGATTATTATATATTTCCACCCTTAATATTACATGGTTTTGAAAAAAATAATCAAGACAACAACAGATATTCATTAGTGTGCAATTTTGATTCAGTAGATCATTTTATGGTTAATAAAAAACTAGAACAACTTTATGAAATTAAAAGACAAAGAGATAAAGCAAAAAAAGAGGAAATGTAAAATAACCGATTTTATCGGTATTTACGACAATTACATTACAAAACAAGAATGTGAAAAAGCTATAAAACTTTTTGAAAATCAAAATAAATTCAACAATACATTTGATAGAATGAGTTTTGAAAATTCATCTATTCTTGAAAAACAAGATGACCAATTTTTTGCTGGTGAAAATAATATTGAAATTTGGTGGCAAGATTTAAAAAGTATGATGTTTAACTTTAATATGGCTTGGAATCATTATAAAGAAATTACGGGTGCTGAGGAAAGTTATTTAAAAGAAAAATTTTTTTATACTCGTTTAAAAATTCAGAAAACTTTACCAAAGCAAGGTTATCACATTTGGCACATAGAGCATGGTTCGGCCTTTGAAATGCAATCAAGAGCATTTGTTTTTAGTATATATCTAAATGATGTAAAAAAAGGCGGGGAAACAGAATTCTTGCATTTTTCTCAAAGGGTAGAACCAAAAACAGGCAGAATAGTTATTTGGCCCGCTGGTTTTCCATACGTTCATAGAGGAAACCCGCCTTTGTCTAATAATAAATATATTTTAACATCTTGGTTAAAAGTAACATAGTGTCATTTGATTATAAAATAAATGACTTAAAATTTCATATAAATGGTTTAGTTCCTAAAGATATATGTAATTATTTCATAAACTTTTACGAAGACCATAATAAATATGCAGTTTCAGAAAATAGTTATAAGTATCAAACAAAAAAAATTGAAGAGGATAATTACAATTGCATAAATTTATCTGAATGTGTTTTTCAAAATAATGGTTTTTTAAAACCTTTAGAATTAGCAAAAAGGTATATAAATATTATGATAACTAATTATGTATTTTATTTAAAAAGAACAATTTGCCCTACATTTAACAAATATTTAATAAGCAATTCATCAAATATTAGAATTTTAAAATATGATAAAGGACAATTTATTAAAGACCATACAGACGTTGGTAATTTAACTAGAGCATCTTGCACTTTGAATTTAAATGAAGATTATGAGGGTGGCGAATTTAGATTTTTTGATGGTAAGATTAAACATAATTTAAAAACTGGGGACAGTATGTTGTTTCCCGCAGAACCTATTTGGATTCATGGAACAGAGCCTATAAAAAAAGGTACTAGATATTCAATAAATTGTTTTTTACACCAATGATAAAAATTTTAGATAATTTTTTCAAAAAAAATGATTTGCTTGCTATTCAAGATTTTGCATTAACAAAAGCCTTTTATATTCCAAGATATTTTAAGAATACAGAAAAAAAAAATAAAGAAAATTATTATGGGGCAAGGTGGCAATTAAGTAACGATAAAATATTGCAAAATTTGTTTGTAAGTCAATCTGAGTTAAAATTTAAAATTAAAATAAAAGAATTAGGTTTTGATTCTGGTATAGATCAAAGAAATTTAGACCATTTTAAACCACATCAAGATATTCCCGATGGTAAAATAAATATCATGATTATGTTAAAAGGAATAACATCACTTACAAATGGAACAGTTTTTTACAATAAAATAGATAAACATTTAGAATTAGATACTCATGTTGGTTTTAGAGAAAACAGAGCAATCTTGTTTCCGTCAGATCATTGGCATTCTCAACACGCAAGTAACATACCTAATATGATAAGATATAGTGCTACTTTATTTGTAAAAGATTATGAAGAAGTATAGCTTGTTGGCCTTGCACCTAATCTAGTAATTTTTTCTGCATTTGTTTCTGAAACAACATTATTATCGCTATCATACAAAATATTGTTGTCCCAATCGGTCTGAATTTTTGCCAAATACATTGTATCCCATTTATCAGAAAATTGACTTATGCCACCAATATTAGCATCAGCAAAAGATGAATGAGGCGTTGTATCTCTGTATTCGACCTCATCAGAGGTGTTAGATGTTCCGTATTGTATAGCCCAAATATTTGAAAATTTAGATTGATTCCAGAAAGAATCATCATCAATTATAAAAGCAATTCCCTCTGTAGCCCCTTCATCATAATTTTTTGTAATTTTTTTATCTTCAAAAACTACCGCCCAATTACCTTTACTTGCCATTTTTATCTCCTAAGTTTTAATAATGTATAACAATGCTAAATATGGTTGAACAACTGAATTTGCAGTGCCTACAAAATTCGCACTCATATTGTGTGAATGACCGCCGCCATCTCCTCTGTTTCCTGTGTAAGTTCCACCACCCATAGCACCCTCTAATCTTGAATTACTTGCACCACCAAAAGGCTGACCCACAATTAAGTGATTGTGTGATGAAAGTTGCGATGTTGATAGTGTTGCGTTTGCTGTAGAACCAGCGACATTTCCTGTCGGTGTTACAGTATTTGCCCCACCAGTTGATGCTAATGCTTTTGTACCTGATTTTCCAACTGCAACATTGTCTTGTAAGTCAGGTAATCCAAAAGTGCTTGAACCATCGCCAGCACCATAAGTAGTGCCTATTGCTGAGAATAAATCAGAATATGTTGATCTTGAAACATTTGAACCATCACACTCTAAAAAACCAGTTGGAACAGCAGATTTACTCCAAGAAACTATTGTTCCTGTTGGAACGCCCTCTATACCTGATAAACCAGAGCCGTCAAAATTATACTTTATACCCTCGTAATTACTCATAATTATTTCTCAATTAATAACCAGCCTTGAGTATCATTATAAAATACTAAACCAAAACCAGCCCTTTCAGTTGCAACAGTTAAATTTGATGCCGCCCCTTGAATTGGTTTGCCATTTCTATCTACAGTTAAATTATTAGTGTCAAATGTTCCGTTTGTATCAACAAATCTTACTTCGTCCCCTTGTGATGGACTCGCTGGTAAAGTTGCTGTAACCGCCCCACCAGATGTATCAACAAAATTTTTACTATTTGCTGTTGCAGTAAAGTTAGAACTTTTTGCAGACCATGATGTTTGGCCAACATTTATATCTGCACTCCCGTTATACAGTTTTAAGGTCGTATCCGAAGTATCATACCAAAGCGTCCCCGCAACTGCCGCTGATGGTCTTGAAGTTCCAGAGTTTGTAGAAATAACTGCATCTAAAACTGAATTTAAATCTGACCTAAAAGAAGGGAAAGATTGATTTGCTATATCGTAATCGTGTTGTGCCATATTGTTTTATACCTCTTTCAAAAGCCTTTTGCAATAAAATCAAAATTTCTATCTATTGCTGAACCACTTGAATTTTTAAATAAAACATCAAAACTATTAACAGTTTTATTTGAAACTGTAAAGAAATCTCCCGTTGCCATGTTGTCGGCAGTTATGCCAACTGCGTAACTTGCAGACTTGAATGGATTTGTAAATGTAACTGTTTTAGTTCCAGCACCAGAACTAATATTATTTCCACTAAATATTCTATCAGGCATATCTACTGTAACAGTAACCTCTTGAACGACTGGGGTTGAGGCATTATCGGTTGAAGTCAAAGCAACTCTAAATTTTAAATATCTAGCTGTATAATTTCCAATAACAAATGCTTGAAATGAGGTATAAGTAACATTGTCATCTGAAGTAGATATTTCTAATCTTGCATCTGCGTTAGCTGGGGCATCAGCATCAAAGTTAGAACTTTGGCTGTCAAATAGCCCGCTACGAGAATCAAATAAATCATCTGGATTTGATGCAGTTTGTTTTATTGTAGCGGTAACTCTAACAGTGTGTTTTGCCCCTATGTCTATCGTATTCGCAAATTCATAATTACCACTAGAAACAAAATCTGCACTAGCAACACCAGAATCAAAAAATCTAACTGTTTCCGAATCAAAGTTTCCACCAGCACTATCAAATAATTCTGAAGAATTTAATTGAATTGAATCATCTAATATTACTGTATTATTGTTAGTTCCAGCAAATGTAGGGTGTTCATTAATAGTTGAAACTGAATTGTGTGTAAGAACTTCAGTTACATTAGAAATAACAGCAGTTGCATTTGAACTAAAGTTACCTAGTTTATCAACAGCTTTTATTAAATAAGTACCAGCCCTAGCGGGAACTGTAATGCTTGTAGCTGGACGAGAAACTTTAGTAACTAAATTTACTGAGTTTTGCCAATCAGCCGTTCCATCTGTTTCTGTTGCAAATCTTATTTGGTAAAATGCTAAATCTAAATCTGATATTTGAGTCCAAGATAAAAAAGCGTCTTGTCCAACAACATTACAAGCTAAATCAGGAACATCACTTGGTGGTTCAATAGCACCTACAATTGTTCTTTGTGCAGTAACATAACTTGACGAAACCCCCACAGTGTTCACTGCTTTTACCCTCACGTCATACACTTTTTGGTCAATTACATTTAAAACTCTATGATTAAGACCAGAGCCTTGTGCATAAATAATAAAATCAGAATCTGTACTTAATTTGTATTCTACTTGGTAAAAATCAATAAATTTGTCAGGTGTTGCACCTATAGTTACATCTAAAGCTACAATTACAGTTCCATCGTTATATTCAACTAACGTATCATCTAAAGTCACACTTGCTGGTGGTTGAACAGTAAAAGGATTTGGTAAAGTTGTAGATGGAATTGTGGCAACTTCTTGCTGTGTTCCGAAAGTATAGAATGATTCTTGATGTTCTGAACATTGTAAACTTACTGTATGATCTGTATTTAATGTCATTCCTTGCACACGAAAGGCCTTAGAAGAGAAACTTGGTGTGGCATGGGTTACATTAACAATATCTCCAATACTTAAATCTAAAGCTGTCGCATCTGTTTTTATATTTATATCTAAACTAGACCTTGATCTACGCAAAATAATTTCTGCCATTTCTTGAGCTTGATATGGGCTTGTCAGCATAGCAAAATCAAAACGTCCCTCTAATAACAAACCACCATCTGCGGTTTTCATATTTGCGTGTGTGTCCGCACTTGCTAATCCAGTTTCATCAACTGGGGGAAATTGTGCGGTATCAGATTGATAAGATTTGCTTGGATTAGTAAAATTAACAATAACTCTGTTATATCGTGAGTTTTTGTTTTTACTACTTATTTGGATTCCACCTATAATATTATCCTCTGTCAGAGTTATGCTTGCACTACCAGATGTTTCAACTAAAATTTTATATTTTCCGCCAGTAAAATTTAAATAAGATCGTGAACCACGAACAAAGTCTTTAACATTATCTATAGCTTTTTTTGATGTATCAACGACTGTGTGGCTGTCCATTAAATCAATAGTGCTTGCACCAGAATAAGGTGTAATATCTGCATCGCAGACATCTCCAGCAGTTTGCCAATCTGCAAAATTAGAATCAAAATAACTATTAGCAATACCCATACCAAATCTATCATTTCTTAAATAATCTAACATTTGGTAAATTGGATTATCCGAATATTCCCATGTAGTGCTGTCATCTTTCCTATGTGAACCTGAACCACCAGTAACAGTGCTATCAAGATTTGGATTGTAAACCTTTCTACCTTTAACTACGGCATTTACTGTAGGCAAACCACCAAAAGCATCATTATTCCATTTAAATTTAAGTGCTATGTACGCAAGCCCACGAAGACGATGGGCCGATGTCCAAGATGATAAACCTGATAGCAAACTTGATGCAGTCTGCGAATCAGTCCCATAATGAGGTTCAATAGTTATTAAACTTGCGGCACTTGAACCCTCAACATTTGGGTCAGCTTTAAAAAAATTAGAATCTGAACTTGCTACTGATCTTTGAGTATTATCTGCTATATCTCCATCAAAAGTAACTTGGTTGTCATTAACAAATATTGAACTAATATCGTCTATTTCTCCTTCAGAAACTACAATAGCCATATACAAGAACTCATTGTCCGTCCCAGAAGTTTCTAAAAAAATTACGTTGCCGCCGACCTTTCTAGTTCCATAAACTACTGGTATGTGTGCATTTGCACTAAATTTATTAACTAATACACCTTTTGCATTTTGATCTGGTTGTATGTCTCCAAAATCTGGAATTTCAGGTATTGGTACAAGCCAACCAATAACATCTTCTACTAAATCTACAATTACATCTACAATATCCTCAACAAAATCAATAATATCTTCAAATGGATTCCAGCCGCCCATTAAATTAATCTCCAGTTACCACCCATATTTTCAAAACCTAATTTTTCAAAAACAGGGTCTATATCTAATTTTGTAGTTATTGATAATACTATAGGATTATTGTCAGCCACTTTTTTAATCATATCTATAATTTGTTTTACAAGTTTATAATTTCTAAATCTTTTATGAATATAAATCATTTGTATAACTATTATGGGTTGTTTACTAAACCAATATTCAGATTTATTAAATATGCAACACCCAATCATTTCGTCCCTATCTAAATCTTTTATACAAATAATTTTTCCATTTTGTAAAAATTTGTTAAGATATTGATTTACCTTAATAGTATCTAGTTCTGGAAAATTACAATCTATTAAATCAGATTCTTTCCAATCTTTTATGAGATTATTTAAATCTTCAATATCTTTTTTTTGTGCTTGGTATAAATGAACACTCGTCATACTCTACCCCATTTTATATCTCTCACAGTTAAAGCCGCAAATTCCATACCTTTATCTCCACTGAAAAATCTTTGTTGAGAATTGTCTGTTGTAGTTCTTCCGCTAGTCTTACCAAAATTTCCCCAATGTGAGGTTACAGTTAATATTAAATTAGCAGTAGTAGTGTTATCGCTTATTTTATATTCATCTATTGTTCCGTAAAATAGTAAAAATGGGTCACTTATCAAAGCGTTGTTGCTGTCTAAATAACCTCTATAAATAAAAACGTCATCATTAATAATATTTTCACTAAGTGCTACTGATACATAACTTTGATCTACCGCAGACAAACTAATAGATAATGAATTCTTTGTTGGTGTGTTTGTTTCACTTACACCAGTAATACTACGCAAATGCCCATTTGATTGATATGTTCTTGATGTGCCAGATATACTAGATGTAATGTCAAAACTAGCATTTGTTAAATATATTGGTGTACCAAATCCTATTTCAACTAAAACAACAGGGTCTATAATTCCAGTTGCTAATTGTGTTTTTACCGCAGTCGATAATCCTCTTGCCATTATAAACTCTCAATAACATCAAACTCAAATTTAAATAATAAATTACCATCTTTGTCGTTTTCATTTGTTTGAAACTCTTGAACATCGCTAGTCAAATGAACTGACACTGGAACAGAGTCATAAGTGACAGAACTGTTATCTGCTAAAGCTGTTCTTAAAGGTGGCTCTATAGTAACAGTTGCGGCATTACTTGATGATGTTACGTCTGCAACAACCATGTAAACTTTATCGTGTGCAAATTTTAATAGGTCTCCAGCTTTTAATCTTCCAGCACCATCAGCCGCAAATCCATCAATTGCAATAGTAGTATCAGCGGCAGAGTGTGAGCCGTTCACGAGTAGTGTTCCTGTTTCATTACCTTGTGCATTTAATGTGCTTGGCAAAGTGATTGTAAAACTTTCTTTCCTACTTCTTTGTTTCAAAATAAATGCCATTATTGGTGCAAAATCTGCTCTACTCAAAGGTGGATATGAAATTGTAAAACTAAATCTTTGTCCTTGAACTTGTCGTCTAAATGTTTTGCCACTATCAGTTTCACTAAATAAAGTCTTTTGATTTGACTTTAGATTGATTGCCTGAAAGTTTGTGTTTGGTAAAGACCCACTCATATTAATGCCGCCTTACCTTTTTCATTTACTGCACTATTAATCATATTTACAATAACCCCTCTGCTATTAACTAATAACTCATTAAATCCTCTTGCATCAACAGTATTAATATTAAAATTTACTGTTACTGGTTTTGACATACCAAGTTGATTATTTGGTACAACTGTACCAGCTTGATCTGGCACAAAAAGCTCAGGCCCTTTTTCTCCAATTATGCTAGGTCGGCCCACTGCTGGTCGTCCACCATCTGCAAAACCAAAAATCTTACTTGTTGATACTCCAAATATGCTTGTTACACCAAAAAAACCTAATGCTTTTTGTATAGCTAGCATCATTAGTTGTTTAGATATTATTCTAGCAATATCTTGTAATACTGACCTAGTAAAATCTTTAAAAGCTAATTTTCCTGTAAACAATGAATCCGCTAACATATTTGAAAAATTGGTAAATGCTTTTTTTCCAGCCTCTTCAAATTGTTGTAATGCGTTTTTTTGATTTTGCATTTCATTAAAAAAACCTTTACCAAAAGCCTTAAATGATTCTGATAATTTATTAACTGCCCCATTTACGTTATCGAATCCAAATTCGATTTCTTGTAAAGGAATTTTCATTAATTCATCTCTGACACTTTCTATCAATCCTTCTAATCTTAAAAATTCAGCACTATTTTCTCCAACCTCTTTTTGCATTTGTCTCATAGCGTCCATCAATGCGTGAGCCTTGTCTTGCATTCTTGTAAATGCACTACCAATCGTGAAATCTTTTACTTCTATTAATGATAATTCCTCATTTAATAATGTTACTTCAGCTACAAAATCCTCTATTGTTTTTGGTTTTTCAAATTTTTCTAAAAGTTTGTCTAAAATTCCTAAGTAGTCTGCCAAAAGAACAGTACCAGCGGCTATTACACCAGCAAGGTTTTTCATAGAAATTTTATTAAAAGCCATCATAGCTATGCCAGCTCTTCTAATTGATACTGTTAATCCTATAAATGCTTTGGTCATACCAAACACAACTAATGCTAAACCAGCTTTTTTTATTGCCTCTATATTGTCGTTCAAAAATCTAATAGCATCTGCACCCAAAGTAACTGCACCAGCTAAACCTTTACCTACTGTTTCTGCTATTTCTAATATCGTAGCCTCATTTGCGGCAAGTGTCTTGTCAAATGCACCAAACTCTTTTTTAAGAGCAACAAAAAATTCCTCTGCTACTGTTTTTTGAAAATTAAAGAACTTATCTCCTATCATTGATAAAGTTCCCTCTAAAGTATTTGCAAGATCATCAGTTGCACCAGCAAAGTCTCCATCTTTACCAAAAACTCTAAATAAGGCCTCTCTAGTTTGTTCTACTGAAACTGTTGCACCAGCACTAAATCCTAACATAGATTTAACACCTTTTTCTCTAAATAAATCTGCACTTGAAATACCAGCAGATAATGACCTTTGAATTTGCTCTGCTGTTGTTCTAAAATCTAATCCTGTAACTGCCGCTACATTACCAGTAAGTTCTAATATTTTTGATAATTCATTTGCATCTTTACTTACTACCGCAAGTACACCAGAACCAGCTTGAATTTCTCCAAGTGAAAAAGGAACTTTACCAGCAAATTTTGCCATAGCGTCAAAAGCCCTTGCACCCTCTTCTACGCTACCAAATAAAAATTTTAATCTTACTTGAAGTGATTCGACTGACTTACCTACATCAACAAAACCTTTAATAGCTACACCAGCACCTAAACCAATCAGTGCATTTTTTAAATTTATTACTGAACTTTTAACACCATCAACACCTTTTGTTGCTGACTGCATGGCTTGTCTTGTTTTGTCTTTTGCAATTAAATCTATATTTACTTTTTTTGTAGCCATCTATTTTCTCATTTTTGCTATACGTTCATGCCGTTCTCTTTCTTCTTTTTGAAGATCAAAGTATGCAAGCCACATATTAAACTCATAGACTGGCATTTGCAAGATTTCTGATGCAGTCTTACTGAGTTTTTCAGCTAACGCAAATATATTATGTAGTTCAGGATTATTTTTTAGTTTTTTTTATTGTCGTTTACATCGACATTTTGTGTTCCCATTATTTTATTGGCGACTTCGGCTATAATATTTGTATCTGCTTTAGTTCTAAATCCAAGAATATTGGTAGCGTCAAACATTTTGTTTCCGTCTTTATCACACGCTTTTTCGATAATGACATCAATTAAAACATTAACATCAGTAGCAGTAACACCTTTAAAAATTTTAGTTTTCTCCATCATGTTAAATGGTTTACAATAGATCGCTTTATCGCCTACCAATCCCCACTCTGGAACTTCTATAATTTTAGTTTCTAAACCAGTAAAGTGATCTCTTATTCCGCTAAAATAATCGGGTTTATTATCGTCTGGCATAAATTAAATTATACTGTGCCGATAGTTAGACCGCCTGTGCCTTGTAAAGATACTGTTCTTGTAGTCACTCCATCTAAAGTCACACCAACACTCATTCCAGTAACGATTCCTGAACCAGACAATTTTTGTTCGCCTGAACCTGAACCCTCTGGCATGAACTCTACACTTACAGTAGCACCTTGTGTAAGGTTTCCTTGAGCAGTATCGTCATCGTCAAAATTCATATCTATTGACGCTGTAAACGTACCTCTTCCAACTACAAATGATTTCATTGATGAACCTAATGCTGTGTCTTCTACAACATCGTGTGTCGTATCTACAGTAAATCCAGTTGCTTGACCGATATTAGTACCGCCAATGTGAACTACTGCATCTTTACCATGATGAGTTGCCATAATTTATTACTCCTTATTTTCTTTCTTTAACTGTTTTATAACTTTTTGAGTTTCTTTTTCAACTGATATTTTTTTATTTTTGCCTTCAACAGTAAAACCTCTTTTTTCGTAATACTCTTGAAAGTCTGGCGAGATTTTTATTTTGGTGTCTCCTTTAACCATTACTATATCCATAGCCATTATGCAGTCCCCCTTGTAAATTCATACATTACACGCACAGTTATTCTGACTCCACCATAAGGATAAATTGTACCCTCGTCTGAAGATGCCTCAATAATTTGTGTATCCAACGCATTTCCATTTCTTGTTATATCATTATCAAGTGTTTCTTCAACTACTTCAATGATTTGGTTTCTAACAGTATCAATATTTGAATCTGTACCCTTGCCAAATGCAACTATAAGAAAATCTATTGTTCCAGTGTATTTACCTGACCCAGTTGCACCCATAGCAGAGGGTTCTCTAGTTTCATCTCCAGCTTGAACAAATGCGGCTGGAAATTGTGCATCAGATAACTCTTCAACCTCAAAAGGTTCACGAGTTAATTTTTTAAATTCAATTGGGCTAGTTACAGCATCAAGTTTAGTAATTATATCACTAGCTATGTCTTCTCTTTTACTCATAATCCTAATTTATTAAAATAAAATTTACTAAACTCTTGTTGTATTTTATTTTCTTCTTTATTGCCAATAGCAAAAAAAGGTCTTTTAACTTTTTTCTTACCCACACCAAATGTATCATGAAAACTAGCTATTTTTTCTCGTTCTTTATTTGCAAAAAATAATGTGCTTTTAAATGCTCTAGTTCTAAAATCTAAGCTACGAAACATTTTACCCGAATCAGTTAAATCTACAAAACCTACTTGTCTTCCTCTTTTTCGTCTATTTACTTTTGTTGATTTTGCATAGGGCAACATTTTACCACCATCAGGTAATCTTCCAGATTGAGTTCTTTTGGTTATCATTAAGATAGCCATATTTGAAACTCTATTAAGTGCTGTATTTATTGCTGATTTTTGTTTTTGTTTTAATGATGTTAAAAAATTTTTTACTTCAATGGCATTAATATTTACCTTGATGTCGGCAACCATTATCTTACTAATCGTAAATTGTGTAGAGGCTCTTTCTCGCTATCAGATACAGTCCCCCCGCCGTCCTCATCATATTCGACCCCGTCCCGCAATATTGCTTGGAACTCTTCATCGTATCTGTCCCTGTAAAAATCTATTTGAACTTGGAATGTATCTTTACCCTCTCCAGTGTCGGGGTCTCTCCATTTAGTAAGTTGAGGATAAATGTATTTCCATAGTGCTAAATATACAACAGATAACTCCCACTGTGCTGGTGTGAGTTTACTATTTTCCATTTCAACAGATGTGACTTTTGTAATATCTTTGTATCTAACTTGGTGTCTGTATCTTTCCCACCATTCCTCTCTAATACGTCTTAATACATCGTTTTCAGCAAATTGTATTTGATCGACAAACGTAGTAATTCCAAACCCTAAAATGTCTGGTTGTATCTTTTGCAAATGTGTATTTTGCACACTAAATACTGTCGATGACATTATTTTTTACTTTTTCTTTTTTTAGTAACTTTCTTAACAACTTTTTTTACTGCCTTAACTGGTTTTTCAGTCTTAGCTTTTACAGCTTTACCATCATGCAAACTCCAACCACGCTGTGTCCATATCTTTACGTTGTTTTCGTAATCTACTTTTTTTCTTTCAATAATAGAGCCGTTTTTATCATTAATTAGTTTTACAGTTTCTATAGTCATAATTTTTTATATCAGATAAGGGGTGGGTGTACCACCCCTTAATTGTTTAGATTAGTTAGCTAGTGTATCTGCTGTTAGTTTAACTCCATAAGAATCATGAAGTTCGCCAACACCAAACACAGCCGTAGCAACGATCTCATCTGCTCTTAAACTTGCGTCACGCTGAGACTCAATTTTTAAGTCTTGCATCATCGCTAGTCCTAAAGCGTCTTGTGAGAATACGCCACCGATAGAGTCGTCTGAACCATCTACTGAAATGTTTGAAGATTCAAAAATTTGTATTCCAGCCACGTTTCCTACAAATCCTGATCTCATAGCCTCGTTAGATAGGTCTGTGTCTCTACCAACAAATGTATTAGTTAAAGATTTTTTAACATTAAAAATTTGTTTAGGGTGGAACACGCCATAGTACGGGCCAGGTGCTTTGTTAGTTTTTAGTTCTGCCGCACACTCAAATAAATCTTGAACTGTTAATTCAGAACCAGCACCAGGCCCTTTTTCTGTTGAGAACCCTGTAAACAAAGCCGCAAGGTCAGAATCAATTTTAGTTGCAATCGCCTCGCCAAATAGTCTGCCGATGTCAGCCGCAACATTTCTTGATGCTGAGTTTCTTGCTAGGTCTGTTAGTGTTGTCATAATACCAACCTCTGATGCTGTAATAGTAACAGATGATGGATTTACTGCTGTGTTAGAAAGATCAGATGCCTCACTTACTGCCGCCGCTGATACGTTTGCGTAAATCGGTACTTCTACTGATTTACCACCACCAGCGATGCTGTAGTTTCTGACAAGACCTCTCATGATTGATTGTTCGCTAGCTACGAACAATGCCTCTGCTACGATCTCAGTATATAGTTCTGATATCGTGCTACTTGTCGTTTCATTAGCCATTTTTTACTCCTTAATGGTTATTTGTTGTTAAGAACAATCTTAGTGGGTTGAGAGTCTCTTTGCTTTCTATACTCAGCATACCTCTTTTTATCCGCTGGATTATTCATATTTAAATCACTCAGATTGAAAGGTTTACTGAGTTCTGACCTATCCACATTTGACACTGAGCCACTGCCACTAGGTGTTGCAGTAACAAAGTGCGGGTTCTGTGTTAAAAACTCTTGAACTAACTCGTCAGTAGTTAAAAGTTCCCCCTTACTGTTATATCTAGCTATACCATTTTTATCTAGAATTTCAACATTTCCTGATTCATTTAGTTTTATATTTTTATTCAAAAGTTCTACGACTTGGTCAGGATTGATAGCTTTATTTCTTGATGCAGACGACAATAAAGATTTATTAACTTTAATGTCTCTTAATTCTGATTGTAAACTATTTATTGTTTTTTGAGACTCCTCTGATTTTTCTTTCAAGATTTTTTCAAATTCTCCTTTTTGAATTTTAGATTTTTCGTCTGCCTCTTTCTGTAACTTAACAGCTTGGATAGCAGTTTCTAAATCTTCAACACCTAATTTGCTGTAAGTAGATGCTCTGTCTTTAGCTAATCTTGATTTTACAATTTCGTTTACTTGTTCCTCAGAAAATTTTTTTTTATTTATTTCCTCTTTCTGTGGTTCATTTTGTGTTGTTTCATTTGAAACAGTTTGTTCAATAGTTTGTTCAGTAGTTTGTTCTACTTTTTGTTGTTCGTCAGCCATTTATATCTCCTTATATGTTCCAATCAGGATTTGTTGGAATCCAAGTGTGCCGACAACGATAACCCCCTCTTACAATAAAAGGGTCTCCAGAACTTTTGCCAGCCCATGACCTAGAGTTCCAAATATCCCGAATTTCTTTTTCGGTTAAAGTTTTGTTTACCATATCTCGACAAAAAGGTCTAGAGTCACGCACTAAAGTGCCAGTATAACTAAAATGTTCTAATCCACTATCTTTTGCTTTCTTAACTGTAAACTGGCCATGAAACTGCATAACGGAGTCATGTGCTATTTGACCAGCATATTTTCTTAAATTTTCTCCAGCCCTATCAGCGGCATATTCAGTTCTTAGTTTTGTTATTGCCTCTTCAACCCTTGTTTTGTTTTCAGCATTGAATTTATTTTCATTAATAAAATCTACTAATTCGTTTATTTCTCTTTGATTTGACTTTTGATAAACCCCGTTGATATGTGATCTAATATTTTTTTCTACATCAGCAAAGGGCCTACCAGCAATTGCACTTTGATAAACCTCATCATTAATAACTTTTAAAAATCTCTCAGCAATATCTTCAAAGCCACTAAATGATTGATATTTCAATGCAGTAATAGTTTGTAAATCTACTTGAGTTAAATTTCTAAATTTTGCGGGTATAGGCATTTTACCAAAGGTATCTAAAACCTCTTTTGCTATTTTATTATAATCTTCGTTAATAAGTAAATCTGCCTCGTTTAAAAAAGTATTTTCTATAGCTTGTCTTAATTGTGGCTGTAATTGGATTGCTAGTCTTGTTGAGATTAACTCGCCACCAGTTGATCTTCTAACAGCGTTGATGACATCGTCCTCTAAAGTGTAAAGAACATTTACAAGTCTTTCTTCGTGTTGATCTGCAAGTTTATCTAATATTCTGCTCATTTAATGCTATTACGCCAAGAGTAAAGAGACCAGTAAGCTGGCGAAAGCGTTTTTTGACCACGAACTCTTTTTAAGACTCCGCCCATACGAGCCATGAAACTACGTTTTCGTGCTGGTATATTAGATTTGATTGACATTCGGGGGTCTCCAAATCTTACCTTTTTTACATTACCAGTTTTTCTGTCTTTGACGTAAACAGCAAATTTTTTACTTTGACTTGGTGTTCTAAATGGCTTTCCCAGCTTGACTGTTTTTCCCTGATACTTTGCCATTATTTCTTTCTTTTTTTTCTTAAATCTAAATCGTGTTTTCTTGAACCTCTTAGGAAACTATTTACTCTTCCCATAGACCAAGCCGCCATTGGAACTCTACGACTACCAGCCGATAAGAATGCACCTTGCCCTCTACGATAAACCTTAGCAAGTGTTGCATAAGTATATTTTTTAGATGCTTTTGCTTTACGTCTTAGTGTTGCTCTAACTTGTGCCGATAGTGGTTTTCTTCTTACTGCCATTATGCCTTAGTCCTTGCTCTTAATAAACTTTTTGGAATTACTCCACCAGATTTGTAAATTGACGAAACTCTTTTGATTAAGCTGGCCCTACGAGTTCTTTTTGAACCTTTAAGCCCAGATAAATATTTTTTTGGAATTCCTGTTTCTTTGTCCTTTGGAACTCTTCTAACTTTCTTCTTCTTCTTCGCCATCTGGAGTCTGCCCCTCAACTTCCGTTGTTGTAAATTGTCCTCTAACAGTTCTAGTATTATCTATTTCATCATTAATAGTTTTTATCATTTCATTATCTTCTATGACTGCCTCTGCAATTTGTTTATCAAGTTGTTTGTTAAATGTTTCTGATTTAATTCCACTTGCTTTTGCCATTTGTAAAAATTGTAAATCATTAGCCCAATCTCTTACATCAAATGTATCAGGATAATCTACTGACCCGTCCCATGTTGTATCTTGCCATCTAGCGTACAAGTCCCAAATTTGCTCTTCGGCATTTTCTAAATAATCTGCTTTCTCAGATAGTTTAGCGTTCAATAATTGAAACTCTGTTTGTAAAGCAATACCACTTGAAATTTGATTTCCTGATGTACCTCTAACTGAACCCATGTGTGTTATACGATCTATTGCATCAATTTTAGTTTGGATACATTTCATAATACCCTCTAGGTTTTGTCCACTAGGTTGAATGATATAAGGTTTTAAATCAGTTTGTAAATCTTCAGGTATTTCTATTATTGAACCAGCACCAGCACTAGCCTCAACATTTGGAGTCTTAACTAAACTAGGGTGGTTTGCTAATCTGATAAGCTGTTCTTTTTCTGAATAATCGTTGTAAATAGACTGTTGTAAAAATGCTACATCAGCTAAATCACTAATACCAATTGGTCTTTTTGCACCTTTAAGATTGTAAACATTAATACAAGGAATAACTCCGATAGCATTTGGCACTTGTTCAATTATTTTAACATCGCCCTCTGCATATTCTTTTTCATAATCAGTTATTTCATAAGTTGTTATTTCTTCCTCAGTAAACATTTTTATTATTGCTCGTTCAGCATTGATGTCTTCAACAACCATTATCATATCTAAATAAAATCTTCCGCTAGATGCTCTTTTGTAATTCCAGTTCACAATATTTTCTGGTGTGTAAATTGACATATAAGGTCTGATGTCTTGTTGTAATTCTTCGGCTCTAGTTCTTAAATTACTTTGTGGTTTATCAATAATGACCCAACAGTTCCCGTAGATGCTTGCATTCATTTGCACCTCTCTCATCATTGTATTAAATGATCTGCCGTCTAAGTCTGCATCATTTACAAATGCCTCTAGCTGTGGGTCTCCATCTAAAGAACCATAATCTCTTGTCGGTGGCACTCTCCATAAAAAGCTAGTATAAATTTGAACAACATTTTTACAGTGGTTATCAACTGGTGTGTGTCTAATTCTTTGATCGTATTCCTCTGGAGTCTCTAAAATATATCTATGTAGATAGTATCCATTTTTATAATCATTTCCACCTAGATATGATCTAATATAAAATTCCCAGTTCTGAATATTAGCGTGCCATAAAGGGTGCTTACTCGTTAAAAATTTTCTATCCATCAACTCCACCTTTGTAGAGGGTTTGGTTTAAAATCCCGTTTGACTGGAAAATTATACTCAACCATGTAGCCCAACGCATCATTAAAATGGTCGAAACCAGAGTCTTTGTCAGGCACATTTGTTCCCTCTTTGTATATCTGTCTTTCTATAGACTTAATAACATTTTTGCAAGATTTTAAAACATATAAACTATTTACACCTTTAGCATTTTTGAATTTAGAATTGACTGCATTTATTCTATCTCTAACAAGAGGTGCTTTGTTTCTTACTCTAACATCAAACCCAGCATTTTTTAGAAGTGCAAGATCAGTCATACCACCAGCAGATGTCTTTCTAGCTTTAGAACTTGGGTCAGGATAAATAACTATTTTTTTATTTGGGTATCTGTTTTTTATTTCTTCAATCATTTCATTTGTATTTGATGACCAAATTTGAATCTCGTCAATAATATATATCTTATCATTTTCTATTACAGAAACAACAGCCGCCATCGGGTCTATATTAAAGTCTTGGCCAATGTGAACTGTGTTATAATTTTTATTATATTTTTCTAAAATATTTTTTTCTCTGTTAAAATTGTAATAAATAATTCCAGCATAGTTTACAAAGGTTGCTAAATATTCTTGTTGGAAAGTTCTCTCATCTAAATCATTCTTTGCTTGCTCTATTTCAGACTCAGATACTTGACCACCCTCTAATGTAGTAAATTTAAAACTTTGCCATTCTGGGTCTTGTTTACTGTAAAGATCATAAGCAAAGTTAAAACCTTTTGGCGAAGAGCAGAACAGTGCATGGCCTAATGTATCTGATAACGTAGGTCTGAGAACCTCGTACCAAGCCTGAGGTTTGATGTCAGCAAATTCGTCTAGCACAATAAAGTTTAACCCAACGCCACGCAAAGATTGATCGTTGTCTGCCCCCTTTAAACTTATAAGAGTGTTGTTTTTAAGCAACAATGATAAATCAGACTCATTTATTCTTTTGACCCATCTATGCCTTAGCATCATTTCTTTAAGCATATCCCAGCAAATAGTTTTACTTTGACGATAACTAGGGCTGACGTACCAGACCCTTTGATTTGGAAACCTAGCAAACTTAGCGATTTCTTGTATTGCTAAAAATGTTTTACCAAATCTTCGACCAGATATTAAAACTCTAAATCTTTTATTACTTTTAATTACTTCTCTTTGTGGGTCAGTAAGTGGCATTAAATTTCATCTCCCCAACTGTGCCAGCCTTTCACTTTTTGTCTAGCAAACAGTTCTATTCTTGGAATATCGCCACATAACTCTACAATATTATTTCTAATGATGTCTGGTTTTTTACTGTGTTCTTGTCTTTTGCTAATTACTAATTGTTTGACTGATTTAGAAATTCTTTTTGGTTTACCTTTAGTTGCTAGTAAGCATTGTTCTGGGTTGCACCTTGTCCAGTAGCCCATGCCAGTAAAATATCCATCAGATTTAATATTTTGTTTTACCCATGTAAAAGCCACTGTTTTATATGTAAAGCCCCATTCCTTAATGACCCTAAAAGCCTCTGGCAACATCGAATCAATAGCCCAAAGAAATAGAGTGCAATCATCGTCAGAAATATCAGAAATAGGTAGCTTACAAATATCATCAATACTAATGGTATTATAATGCCTGATAGCAGATCGTTTCTGCCCTTTTTCTGAATACGTTTTAAATGACCAAGCTGGGTCTGCATATATTATCTGTGCTTTTATATTTGGTAAAGGTATCAAACTTTTTTTATTTTTTAAATCTTTTTCCATAAAACCCTATTGATAGAACTATTCTTGAATTAAGACTTAAAACTTTATGTTTTTTGCCTCTAGGTATAAAAATCATGTCTCCTTTTTCTAAAAGATAATCTTGATTACTTTGGTCAAAAATACGATAAATTGTTTTACCTTTTAAACCAATAATAAAAACATCTTCAATATCATTATGAGTGTTACCAGTTTGTGAAACTAAACTAAAAAATAAATCAGCCCCATCTTTTTCATCTCTTTCATATTTAAATAACTTACTTAAAAAATCAAAAAATATTGCAAATTCTTCTTTTGTATTAAGAACTCTATGTATCTGAAAAACATCTTTGAAATACCCGATAGATGTTTTTGAAACTACCTTTAGTTCATTTTCTTCAAGTAAATCACTAATAAAATTAAAATCGTAAATATTAGTAAGAGTAACAAAGTCTTTAACAAAACAAGTTTTATTTTGATTAATTAAGTTTATTTGGTTTTTATTTAATAGCACAATATTTATAAAAAATGTTTATTGTGTATCTAACAGAACTTTCGCCTAAAGATTGTAAGTTAGTATGTAAATTATTTTTTCCATCAAAGAATAAGGCTCTATTTTCAACAAATCCTATGTAAGTGTTTAAAATATTATTTGTATAAAATCCTGTTCCATTACAAATAAGTTCTTTACCTTTTACATATAATAAAAAATTATAATCTTGGTCGTCTAAATGTTCTAGCACTTTGTTATTATTATGTCTTAAATGATAAGAAGAATGATCTATTTTTAAATTCACATTAGGAAAAAATTGATTTTTAATTTTATTAAATAACCAAGCATTTTCAGTATTTTTTGTAAAAAAATGTCTAAAACCATAATTGCCACATTCATTTTTCATCGGTTGGTAATTGATTTTATAAATATTATTTTGGATTATTTTAAATTCTTTATCAGTTAAAAAATTATCTTTTATTTGTATAGCTGGTAACATTTTAAAAATTATATCATTCTAAATTCCATGCTAAAGGTTGGTCATCTTCAGTAATTATATTTTCTGACTGACCTAAAATTTGTTTACCTAACCATATCTGCATTACAACATTTCCTTTTTCTGCACTCTTCCACTGTAGCTGTCTGAGCCTCATTTTCATTTCTGCTCTACCTTTTGTCAGAAATTCCGAATAACTCTTCTCAATAAGATCAGCACTACAACCAAAGAAATCGCCTATCTCTTTATTAGTACAGCCTAATGTTGCTAGTTTTTTGACTTGTTGCTTGTCAATATTATATTTTTTTGGTCTCGACATATCCTCTTACCCTATGAGTTAGGTAAGTTCTGTTTATCAAAAAAATGTTAGAAAATAAAGCCTATTCTAAAATTAAAGATTTAATTGAAAAAGAACCATCAATATTAGTTTCTAGTTCAGCTTTTGACTTAATACACTGATATTTTACATTACTATTAGATTTTAATTGTCTTTTAGCTAAACGAGACCCTTTTAAACATTCTGACATAGAATTTTGAATTCTTGCCTCTTTAATTTCTCCGTTCATCAATAAAAGCAAAGCTACCACTGTTTCAATCATTAATAGTTCTTTCCATTTTCTCTGACTTTATCTTTTAATTTTTCTATATCTTCTAATGCTTTTTCAAGTAATTGTTTGTTGAATTCTATGTTTACTTTATTTGTGACGTTTTGTTCTTGGTTTTCAATTAATTTTTCTACATCAGAAAAAAGCGATTCCAAAAGCATGAACTGTTCTTGATCTACGGGTTTTTGATCGCTAGCCTTTAATAAATCAGCTTTCATTAACTCACGAGAGGTCTCTAACGATACTAGCCTAGCCGTCAGTTCCGTATAAGCGAACACGCCAGCGGCCACGAGTAAAATCAACGAGGCAACTGTTTTCATAGGCATTTGCACTGCCGCTTGTTCCGATATTTTTAATGGCTTACTCATCTATACTCATTTTTCATTCCAAGATCATCAATTGCTTGTTCTTTAGTTAAAAAACCTTTTTTTATTCCCATATCAATTATATCTTTATTTCTAGCCGCATAGTCTTTTATAAATCTAGTTACTTTCTTATTTTTTATTGCGTCTGTAAACATTTTAATTCTATCTTCATCTGATGTTTTAGAAATACCAAAATCATAGTTTTTTTTAGGAACTACATCTAAATACTTTTTTGCTGATAGCCAGAATGCGGGCTGTTTAGCAAATTCTTTGTCCTTAACCGAATCATAAT